CGATCTGATTAAAATCCGCAGTTAATGGTTTAACTGGTCAAGAAGCTGGAATGGCATTTAATGAACCACCAACTGATGACGCAGAAATGGGCGCCGATATCGGTGCTGACGTAGGCGCAGAAATGGGAGCAGATATTGGTGCTGATTTAGGTGCCGATTCAGGAGAAGAAATTGAAGCTCCTGAGCCACAAGCTCTAGGCGGGGTTGGTAGAGCAAAGAGGTAAATATGCGCCTCTTTGAATTAGATGGTCTAGACCCAATAGTAGTAAAATTAATTGCAGTTTCGGATCAGCTTCACACCGATTTAAAAAACGGTGAAGCTGATCCTGATATGAATACCGAAGAACTATTGCAATATCTTCAAAAGTATGATATAGTATTAGATAAAACCGATCTATACAATATGATTAAAAAACCACCACTCAATAAGATAATTAGTAATATCCAATCTGATAAAGTAATATTTAAGGGAATGGGTACTCCTGAAGCTCCTGATCAAGACCAAAACAACCAAATTGTTAAACAAATGGCAAATCAAGCTGCCTCCAATATGCAAACATGATAAGTGCTACTCCGTTCGCAGCCGATAAAATAAAATATTTTTTAGAAAAAAGAGGAAAAGGTCTAGGAATTAAAGTAGGCGTAAAAACTACTGGATGTAGTGGTTTAGCTTACACACTAGAATTCATAGACCAACCTGACGTTACCTATGCCGTATGTGAATCTCATGGTGTAATGATTTGGGTAAGCCCTAAAGATATAGTTTATTTAAAAGACTTAATAGTAGATTATGCCAAACAAGGACTAAATGAAGGTTTTGAATTTATTAACCCTCAGGAAAAAGATCGTTGCGGATGCGGCGAAAGTTTTAGAATATGATAGTAGAAAAATTTAAATATAAAGCCCTTGAAAGGGCCACAGTTGATGGTAGTAGAAAATATGCAACACCTGATGGAGAAAAACTTCCTAGTGTTACCACTATATTAGATGCAACAAAATCAGAAGAAAGTAAACAAGCTCTAGCTAATTGGCGTAAGCGTGTAGGACATGCCAAAGCACAGTAGATTACTACTGAAGCTGCTGGTCGTGGTACAAGGATGCACAAATGGCTTGAAGATTATATCAAAACAGGTGTGATGGGTGAACCTGGAAGTAATCCATATAGTATTCAAAGTCATTTAATGGCTAGGTCAATAATTGATCAGGGACTAAGCAAGTGTAATGAATTTTGGGGAACAGAAGTATCATTGTATTTTCCTAAAATTTATGCTGGTACAACAGACTTGGTAGGTTTGCATGAAGGTAGTGAGGCTATCATGGATCATAAACAAACCAACAAGCCTAAAAAGCGTGAATGGATTGAAGATTACTTTGTTCAGTTAGCAGCATATGCCAATGCTCATAATGAAGTATATGGTACAAAAATTCGCAAAGGTATTATTTTTATGTGTTCAGCAGCCAATGAATATCAAGAATTTATTCTTGAGGGTGCTGATTTTGACACCTACACAGACAAATGGTTTAACAGGGTAGAACAGTACTACATGCAATTCATCTGATATTTGTGATAAATAAATGTAATTGAGAAGATTACATTTATGGCTATAATACAGATCAGCAAGTTACAACAACGATCAGGTAATATCGTTGATTTACCTCAGTTAGATGAAGCAGAATTTGGTTGGGCAACAGATTCTAAACAGCTTTTTATAGGTAAATCTGACCCCAATGAAAACATTGAAGTATTAACTTCTTACTCGGCTATTGATTTTGATCAAATAACCGGTGCTGTTGGTAATTTAGATATGGACAGTGCTAATATAGGTAATGGTCAAGTACTTACCTATAATGGATCTGATTGGACTAATCGTGGCGGCACTGTTGGTGGCTTAATCACTTTAGGTGATGTTAGCAATGTTAAAATCGACGGCGGTTCTATCGGATATGTATTAGAAACTGATGGCACTGGTAATTTAAGTTGGACGCCTAAATCTACTATTAGTGCTAATATTAGCAATATCACTAAAGCCAATCCTGCTGTAGTTACTACAGCGGCTGATAATTTTTTCACTGAAGGTGCATTAGTTACTATTACTGGTGTAGTGGGTATGACACAAGTTAACGGTAATAGTTATTATGCCAATGTTATTACTGCTAATACTTTTTCATTATATTCAGATCCTTCATTAACTACTCCTGTAAATTCTACAGGATTCACTACATACACTAGTGGCGGTAGGGCTATATCTTCTGTAGGTGGTTCAGGCTCTACATCAGCAGGCGGATCTAATACAACTATTCAATTTAATAATAATAATCTACTAGACGGTGATGCTGGTTTTACTTGGGATTATGCCGTAGCTTTACTTAACGTTAACGGTAATGCTAATGTGGGAAATCTTAACACCAGTGGTAATGTTACATCTAGTAGATTAATTTCTAATGTGGCAACAGGTACTACACCAATTGTTGTTACATCTACTACCCGTGTAGCTAATTTAAATGTAAATTATGCTAATGTAAGTGATTTTGAAGTAGTCACAACTCAAACAACAGGCACATTTTATCCAGTATTTGTAAGTGGCAATACTACTGCTAACTATGCATTGGGTTCTAATGCTAATATATCTTTTAATGCAGCAACAGGAAATTTATCAGCAACACTTTTAAATTCAAACAGTAATATAACAGCCACTAGTAATATTACTGGTGGCAATATCATTGGTATTATTGCTGCTGGCTCTAACACTATTACTACAACAGGCAATGCTAACGTTGGTAACTTAGGATTTGGTAGTGGGGTTATAGTTGGTACAGGTAATATCACCGGTGGCAATATCATTGGTATTATCGCAGCAGGTGCTAACACTATTACTACTACTGGTAATGCTAATGTTGGTAATTTAGGATTTGGTACTGGAGTAATAACTGGTACAGGTAATATTACTGGTGGTAATTTTATAGGAACATTTGCAAACGGGAATAGCAATGTTAATATTCCTGCAGCCAATGGTAATGTTACACTAAGTGTTGCAGGCAATGCAAATATTATTGTAGCTACTGGTACTGGAGTAAATGTAGCAGGGTATCTGACAGTAACAGGAAACATAGGTGCTGGTAATGTGAATGCTACAAATAGAGTTGTAGCTAGTACTTTGACTTCTAATGTAGCAACAGGCACTGCACCTTTAACAGTAACTAGCACTACCCGTGTTAGTAATTTAAGTGTAGCATATGCTAACGTTAGTGATTATGGGGTAGTAACCGCACAAAGTTCAGGAGTGTATTATGTACCATTCGTGAATGGTAGTACTACTGCTAACCGCGCATTAAGTGCAAATGCAAATTTGTCATTTGATGCAGGTACAGGTCAACTATCAGCAACATTGTTAACAGGTACATTAACAACAGCATCACAGGGAAATATTACTTCAGTCGGTACATTAACATCATTGGGTGTAAATGGAACAGTAACAGCAGTAGCATTTACTGCTAATACAGGTGTATTTACTGGTAATGGTAATGGATTAAGTTCTATTGTTGGTGCTAACGTAACCGGTACAGTATCAAGTGCTACTAGCGCAACAACTGCAGGAACGGTAACAACTGCTGCCCAACCCAATATTACTAGTGTTGGGACTTTAAGTAGTCTTATAGTTACAGCCAATGTAGCAACCGGCGGTATAAAAACTGATAATTATTATTATGCTAATGGCTTATCCATTAGCTTCGCGGGCTCATATAGCAATAGTAATGTAGCAAATTACTTACCAACTTATACAGGTCAAGTGGGAACAGGAGTAGCAACATTTTATGGGGCGAATCTCACTACAGGGGCTAATTCTAATGTAGGAACAATTACAGGCAATTGGTCTTTAAGTGCAGGATCAAGATTAAATGCGACATACGCTGACTTAGCAGAATATTATGAAGCAGATTATGATTATGAACCAGGTACTGTATTAGAGTTTGGTGGGGATAAAGAAGTCACATTAGCTACTGATGAAACAATGAAAGTAGCAGGTGTAGTGTCATCTAATCCTGCATATGTAATGAACGCTACTTGCCAAGGTATAGCAGTTCCCATAGCACTACAAGGTAGAGTTCCTTGTAAAGTAAGAGGTATAATTCACAAAGGCGATATGATGGTAAGTGGTGGAAATGGTTATGCACGACCTACGCATAGTCCTACTATAGGTACAGTAATTGGTAAGGCATTAGAAAACTTCTCAGGCGAGGGTATCATTGAAATCGCCGTAGGTAGACTATAAGATAAATACTAGACAGGAAATAAGAAAATGGCATCATACGCATATACCGCAAGTTCAGCAGTAGCAACATCAGGAAATATCGCTACGGATAAAATAATGATATCAACTACTAGTAGCCCTATTCAATATACTACTAGTTTTCCAAATGTAGCATTAACGGGCACAGTAACTTGTGCTACTAATAGTAATACTATAACAGGTTCAGGTACTTCTTTTACTACTCAGTTAAACATTGGTGCATGGATAGGTAACACTGCTGGAAGCAATGTTGGTATTGTTAAAGCAATTGCTAATAATACAAGTTTAACATTAACTGCAAATGCAACAGTAGCAATTGCAGGCGCAACTGCAAGATATAACCCATATGGCGTCGCCTATACCGTGGCTAATGCTAATAGCACAATCATTCCTGCTAACACAGTAGCGAATAGTATTATCGTAGGTCAAGGCAATATAGTATCATTTTTAGAAGTAAGCGGTGTAACATCTGCACCATTTACTATTACAGAATTAGGTGCTGCACATCCTAATACAGGCACAAGTGGTGTTTTAGCGACACCATCTGCCGGTGGACCTAACAACTAAAACTACGCAAAAAAGATAAATATATTCATACACTCTCATGGTGAGAGTTTATGCGGTCCCCGCCGCGTAGTGGCTAGAACCCACACATAATAAGGAGAAAAACAAATGGGACGCCCTTTAAAGATTGCCAAAGCGGTAGTATTAACATTGACCGCAACAGATGGAACAACTGAAGTTGTTACAGTTAGTGAAAATCTAAATACTCTAAATGTTATCGCAGGAATGCCTTTTGTAATTGCTACTACAACAGGTGGTTTAACAGCAGGTACAACATACTGGATTCTACAAGTACTAACAGCGAATACTTTTACAGTATCGGCTACAGTACCAAGTGCTAATCCTAGTTATACTAAGGTTAACCTATCAACAGCTGGTCCAGTTACAGTTAAAATGTCAGTTGGCGTAGTAGACACTGGATTTCAAAATCCTGATTCTACAGCACAATCAGGTAATACTTCAACAAACCCTGGCGCAAGTTATGGTGTAGTTGGTGGTAATACAACAATTTATGGCTCACAAGTATTAGCACAAGTTGCTATTGGTATTAATGGTACTGGTACACTATATGCTCTTAGTGGCAATGCTAACGTATTCGGAACAGGTACAGATTTCGCTAATACTACTTCAGTTGGTTCTGCAATTCAAGTTGCAGTTGCAAATACTAATGGTAGCACAGACTATGTTAATTTAGGTTTTATTGCAACTAACAGTGGTTATGCAAATATTGAGATTTCAAATGCTACTGCAACTGGTAATTTCTTAACCACAGTAGGTAATGCACAATTATTGTTTGCAAGCAAACCGGTTGTATTATCAGCTAATATCGGTGGTTTAGTAGCAGGTACTACTTATTTCGTTAAAACAATTGCCAACACTACTGCATTTAGTGTTTCATTAGACGCAGGTGGCCCAAACGTTGGATTATCTAACCAAAATGCTACTTCTTATGCTGTTCAAGATCGTATCATATTATCAGGTGCAGCCACTACTTCTTATGCAAATGCTGCATTTGTTTATGCTAATGATGAGGCAGGTTACATTGTTCGTCAAAAAGGCAAACAAAAATATTTGGTAACAGGTCTAACATCTGGCTTAACCGCTCAATGTACAACAGCTAATGTGGCTAATACAGCATTAACACCAAATACAATGAGTGTTACTGCAACAACAGCAACTCCAGCAACAGTATATGTTCAGTCAGTCAATAATTATCAATCAGAACTATTTGAAACTACTGTGGCTGCTGGGTCAATATCAGCCGGTACAGCTTATACAATTCTTAGTGTAGGTACTACAAACTGGACAGCAGTTGGTGCTTCTGCTAACATAACTGGTGTATCATTCGTTGCAACTGCAACTGGTTCAGGTACAGGTACTGCGATATTGACTACGGCTAACCCTGATGTTATTGCAACATTCGATACGGCTTATGCTGCTAATACATATGATGGACAACCTAACCCAATCGTTGTAGTTAATAACGCATAATCATGGCAAATACTAGAGCATTATCTGTAAATACATCAGATACCGATATTGCCGTCCTTCAAGTTCAGGTTAATAACATTGAAACAAAAATCAATGAATTAAAAACTGACTTGAAGGAAGTGCATGAATGCCTTGACAAAAATGCGGAAGAAACTCACAAGTTAATAAAAGAGTTGCAAGAAACTAATGACGCTTCTCATAAAGCATTAACTGACAAAGTTGGTGCATTAGAAAAATGGCGTTGGATGATGATGGGAGCAGGTGTTGTTATAGGCTCAATGGGATTTGATACTCTAGCAAAATTGCTAAAATAAAAAAAGGGATTTTAAAGTCCCTTTTTTATTAGTGTGTTTAATTTTTTTTGTACTACATCAAAATTTACTGTACTAAACAATCCAGGATGTAATGGTTTGGGGTATTGACCTTCACCTACCCAAGCATATCCGCAATGCTCTTCATTTAATACAGGAATAAATTCTTCTTCTATAGCAGAAAAAAAGGTATGGTATGTAAAGTTATTATTTACGAATTTTTGAATAGGTACTAGTTTAGGATTATCGGGCCAATAACCAACCTCTTCTACGCTTTCTCGCTCTAGCCCGTCTAATAGAGTTTCATCACTTTCTATTTTACCACCGGGAATACCCCAATTACCTGGATTCTTAGCGTCAGTTCTAAGTAAATACAGGAATCGTCCAGTGTTTTTACTGTAAAAGAATATTCCAGCCGATATGTTATTCATCTACAAATTGTATCATATTATTAATTAGATTACAATACTGTAGTCACCCTCATTATACCATCCATCAACTGCTTTTACCCAATTGCCATCTGTCCAACGATATTGCATGTTGGTAGTTAAATTAGTAACATATTGAGTGGTAGTAGTATTTTCAGAATCAAACGCAACTTGCCATACACTACCATTGAATTGTATGATATCATTAGCATTGGCTTTTAGACTACCCCAAGCTACTGTAGAAGAATCTCCCCCTATACCTTCCACAATTAAATATCTCCTGCCTATAACAGGTCCAGGTAATCCTGCATTAGGACCTGTCAATAATGGGTTAATGATACCAGTAACTGGATTCAAAGTATTTTGTGGTAATGTGTCTGGGTCAATATTATATATTAATAATCTATCATCAAGTGGATCAGGAACTATAGTTCCTACAATTTCTGTATCCATATATGGGTTTTGTAACCATATTTGTGATATGCCTGGTTTGATTGCTCCGTATGCATTTAAATATGCACTCCAATATAATGAAGTATTAGGGGATTCAGGAATAGCAAACTCATCATTAGGTGGGTCAAATGGTTGATTGGCAGGTAATAATTGTAGTGTATTACCTAATAATAATACTTGATATCCATATGGGCTAATTTTTTGTCTAGTACCTAATAGTAAATCATCGTCTTGTATATCTTGTAATGCGGTTCCTTTGAAAATACTATAGATGATTTTTTCAATGACACCCATTTTCTTAAGCTTACTAGATGTACTTAGCCATATAGGCATATAGAATTTCCAAGTCATTACATCAATAGGATTTCCTGTTCCTTGAGGAATACTACGACTAGTAAATGTTAACCCGTCCTGATATACTACACTTAAAGAAGTCCAATCTAAAAAGTTATCTGTACTTTGAATTTCTAATCCAGGATTGAACAATGTTCCTAATTGTTCAATAATTTCTAATTTTTGATTATAATTTGTAGTCCAAAAATCAACAGTAACTCTTAGCGTATAAGGTACTGGCATTAATCTTTCTACAGTAAATGCTTGACCCTGTGTAGTTTCATATGTTTGTGAATCAGTATTATATGCTCGTTGACGAATTTGTGTTTTTTCAACGAATGTAGGATTTTGAGTTCTACTCTGATTATATTCTAATCCACTTATGTAATAGGTTATCAGTGGAGCTGATGGTAAATTACTAGCCGAGTTGTTAGCAATTATAGTAGAAGCTTGTCTACTACTATCCCCGTACATAATAGGTACTCTAACATATATAGTATTTCCAGCAGGATCTTTTCCTTTGGTCACATACCAATTGGAAAATATTTTTGCAAATTGAATTAAAAATCTGCGAACCTGAGAATCATAAAAAAACTGTGCCAATTTTATTACCTTTGTTTATGGAATCGGTGGAATGGGATCTAACGGAGCTTGAAGTATTGAAGATAATGGTTGTGCTTCAGGAATAACAGTACCATTTGTCAATACAGTTACATTTGAATCATTAATGAATCCAGACAATAAGGATTTATCTGCTGCTGTAAATCCAGTATCTGTTCTAACATTTTCAGAAATTCTTATCCACAATCTACCGTCCCATCTATATAATAATTGCGGTAAGTAATCTATTCGTAAGAAATAATCACCTACTTGCGGGTTTTGCGGGAATGATATACCAGTACCAACTGGATATCCATTTGGTGCTACTGCGGTACCTGTTAAATAACCTGCACTATAACCAAATGTTCTAGGACTTGATCTAGCAATGAATTGGAATGCAGGATCACAATCAGCACGGTAATCCATTTGTGGAGTAACAGTGCCAGTGAATCCAGGTGCTACTGGGTTCTGATCACCAGTTGCGTATGTGTTATCCGAAGTTCCATATGGACCAGTAACCGAGCCTGTAGATTCTATTGAAAGAATCATATCACCTTCAACTTGTCCTGAATTATTACCTATTCTTTTTGGTGCTAATTGTAGTACCTCTAAATTCATTTGAGTAGAAACATTTATAGCATCTACTGTTATATCCCATATACTTTGTAATGCTTTCTTAGATATTCTAACTACAGGGCTAGCAACTTTGTAATTAGGATTACGAATCATTGCTACTGTACCTGTAACAGGTGCTCCACTTGAGCTAATAACTAAGTTAGTAGGTGGGGAAGGTTCATTATTCTTCCCTGATAATACACCATTTGATTCGTATTCACCGTATGTCGGTGAAATATATAAACTACTACGACTATATCCTGCTTCAGGAAGAATTCTAGCGGCTTCTTGTAGTGCAGCATTATTAATGTCAAGATTCTTATTGTATGTAGCAAGTATATCTTTAAGGTTCTGTTCTGATGACAATTTCCAATATGCTGGATTTGGTGGATATACCCCAGCAGGAACATCAGTAATTGATTCATAATTTTTATCACCATAACTAATTATATAACCAGGTGGATACGTTTTATCTTTATCCCATAAACCTAAGTAATTATCCTGATCAATAGGCTCTTGCAGTATTTGACTGAATTCTTGACTATCAACCATTGGCTCGCATTTAATGCGCCATAAATGAGGATACCATGTTACGGAGAATCCTTCACTAGCATAATTAGAATCAGTTATTTGATAGAATCTTTTTAATGCTACTGGTATTGTTTCTTTTAATGGATTATAGTCAAGTAAATGCGGCAATTCTAATACATCACCTACCATTAATTTTCTACCTATAAGTTCAATCATATCATTATAATGTACTGTAATAAAGATTATATCATTGTTTAAGAATAATCCAAACTGACTTAAATCAAAGTCTAAGTTTTGTACATTATAATGTCCACGCAACCGATATATACTAGTATCGTATGTTCTATCACGGTTTTCTAAAAACAACAGGTCTTGTATGTTAGTGGGATTTAGTGTAGAATACTCAGGTTGAGTATAATCAACGCTTGCACCTTGATTAGTAGGACCTAAATATTTATGTATGTATAAATCAGTTCCACCAACAGTTAACATTTCCGATATGGATCTATCTAAAAACCTATAGTCATTTTGTTTATTGGAACGGTAGAGGCTAAGTCTTGGCATATATGTATTTATCATGCACGAGGCTTGACAATAAATGGAAGACAGTGTATCATTGATATATAGATCGTAAACAGGAGTGATCATGGTTAGGAAAGCTAGCAAGAAAGCCGTAGAAGAAGTTGGTTTGGTCCGTAGTCTGACCCCCAAGGATGAGGATGCCAAATATTTTGGTGAAGAGCCTTTGTTCCTGATTCAACCTACTGAAGAGAATCGAGGGATAGCACTAGCCCGAGCATTCAATTGGTACAATAAATTTTATAGCAAGAAAGACGCCAAAGAATTTTTGGCACAGTACCTAGACTTGAATACCAAAACTACCGAAGC